ACTTACTAATTTAGAATACCCAAGAATAAATGTAGATGGTTTAGGACAGTTTGTTGCAAAACCAAAAACAGTATCAAATGCCATTGAAAAAATTTCTAAATCACTTGATGATCATGATACTTCTACATTTAAAGCTTATCATAATAAAAAAGCAATGGAAGTTAAGTTAGATCAATTAATAAAATTACATTCAAAGTTATTAGAACAGGAAAATATAAAACAAGAATTTTTAAAAACTAAAAAAGATGAAAAACGTACTTAATCTTATTTGGCAAAATAGATCTCAAATATTTGAAGGAATTAAAAACTCAGTTATTAGAGATGAGACAGTAGAAGAAATCTCAAGACTTAGATATGATATCTGTGATGAGTGTCCATCAAAAGGTAAGAAGTGTGCAGTAAAAGGTACAGCTCCATGTTGTAATGAGTGTGGTTGTTCTCTTACTTTTAAAACCAGATCACTGTCTGCATCATGTCCATTAGATAAGTGGGATGCTTTAATTACTGAAGAACAAGAAGACGAACTAAATAAACTATGAGTATAGTATTTAATGCCAAGGATCATAGCTATAGAAGCAATGATGGCTCAGAGATTAATTGGATAAGTGTAACTACTTTGGTATCACATTTTAAGATACCTTTTGATGCTGAGAAAGTAGCAAAGAAGGTTTGTAAGAATAAAAGATCTAAGTGGTATGGCTATACTCCAAAAGAGATTGTAACTATTTGGAATGCTGAATCAGAAAGAGCAATGTCTCTTGGTACATTTTATCATAACCAAAGAGAAGCTGACTTATGTGCTTTAGCTTCAATAGAAAGAGAAGGTGTAACTATACCTGTATTTAAACCAACAGATTTAAATGATGGTATTAAGTTAGCACCATCACAAAAACTAGAACCAGGCGTGTATCCAGAGCATATGGTTTATCTTAAATCAGCAGGCATCTGTGGTCAGTCAGATCTCGTAGAAGTAGTTAATGGTAAAGTAAACATTATTGACTATAAAACTAATAAAGAGATTAAGACTGAATCTTACAAAGATTGGGAGGGAGTATCTGAAAAAATGCTCTCTCCTGTATCTAGTTTAGATGATTGTAATTTTAATCACTACAGTCTGCAGTTAAGTATCTATATGTACATGATACTAAAACACAATCCTAAATTACAACCCGGGAAAATGTTTATCCATCATATAGTATTTGAAACAGATGGTGTAGATAAATATGGATATCCCCTCACTAGTTATGATGATAATGGAGATCCAATAGTTAAGGATGTAGTACAAATGGAAATACCATATTTAAAAGATGAGGTAATTGCAATTATGCACTACTTACATGATAACAGAGATAAAATTAAAAAGAAATGATAGTAAAACTATTTGATATTCAGAATGGTAAAGTAATTCCCACAGAACATTGCTATACCCTAAAGGCTCTTAAGGTTGTTATGGATAACTACCCTGATAATTATATCAAGATATATCAGTACTTGTTCTATATGACTTGTCCTAATCCTGATCTAAATCCATTCTTCTATACTCCGGATTTAGATAAAGAGTCTTTAATTCTAGATCAAATAGAAGCAGACTTTTCTACTGAAGATGAAGATATATACATAGCACTGCAGTTCTGCCAAAGAATGTATGAGACTCCTACATCCAGAGCATACAAAGGAATTGCATCTATGTTAGATAGATTAGGTAGATACATGGAAACTACACCTATTACACACGGGCGTGATGGTAATATTACAGCTTTAGTAAATGCTGCTAAAAACTATGAGGCAATTAGAGCATCATTCAAAGGTGCATACAAAGATCTACAGGAAGAACAATCTAGTAGAGTTAGAGGTGGAATAGGAATGGCATATGATCAGTAATGGAAATATTTGAAAACATACCAACCTATGATAATGGAACTTGGACTGTTACAGACTTTTCCTCAAGAGAAGAATTTGCCAAGTTTTTAAGAGACTTATTTAAAGAACCAGGTAAATATAACTTTGATGAAACTAGCTTATTATTTAATTCTGAATCAAGAAAGTTCAGAGAAAATGGATATTACTGCGACTCTCCATTTAAATCCAAAGATTTTATCAATTACTGGGATGAACAAAAACTCAGATGTAGGAGAGGAGTTATCTACAAATCAGGAGATAATACCTGGTACCTTACTAGAGACTATTACATGTGGCTTAACTTCCTACCAATATTTGATAAAGAGCAGCAAATTTTTGACTTTGCCAAAATACGGGATGCACAGTATCACATGGCCCTCTATGAAATACTGGCAGAACTCAACTACAAGCATGTAGCTATTCTTAAGAAACGTCAGATAGCTTCTTCTTACTTTCATATGGCTAAGCTTTTAAACCAGATTTGGTTTGAATCAGGGGTCACATTAAAGATAGGAGCAAGTCTTAAAGATTATATAAATGAGAAAGGCTCTTGGAAATTCTTAGATGAATATGCTGCATTCTTAAATGAGCATACTGCTTGGTATAGACCAATGACTCCACACAAGGTAATGATGTGGCAACAGAAGATAGAAGTTAGAAAAGGAGATAGAAAGAATGAAGTTGGTCTCAAAGGAACTATGCAAGGTATGTCATTTGAGAAAGATCCGACAAATGGTGTAGGGGGTCCAGTAAAGTTCTTCTTCCATGAGGAGGCTGGGATTGCTCCTAAGATGGATCAGACATATGAGTATATGAGACCAGCAATGAGATCTGGTTTAATTACTACAGGTATGTTTATAGCTGCAGGCTCAGTGGGGGATTTATCTCAGTGTAATCCTCTTAAGGATATGATCCTGAACCCTACTTCAAAAGATATTTATGCTGTAGAAACTAATTTAATAGATAGTAAAGCAACAGAAGGTCTCTCAGGTTTGTTTATTCCTGAACAGTGGTCTATGCCACCGCATATAGATCAATATGGTAATTCAATGGTTGAAGAAGCTTTGGTTGCCCTGGAAGAGCAATTTGAAAAATGGAAAAAAGAATTATCTCCGGAAGATTACCAATTAAGGATATCTCAGCACCCTAGAAATATTGAGGAAGCATTTGCACATAGATCTGTATCTGTATTTCCTCCGCATTTAGTGGCAGCACAAAGGAGAAGAATAGAGGAGAAAGAATATGCATATGAATTCCTAGATATATACTATGATGAGAATGGTAAACCTGCAGTAAAAGAAACAACTAAACTACCAATCATGGAGTTTCCTGTATCTAAAAAACTAGAAGATAAAACAGGAACGTTAGTTGTTTGGGAAAGACCTATTAAAGATCCAACCTTTGGTCAGTATTATGCATCTATTGACCCCGTGTCAGAAGGTAAGACAACTACTTCAGAATCACTATGTTCTATATATGTAATGAAAGCACCAGTTGAAGTAACTAAAGTAACTGGTGTAGAAACAGAAACTTATCTAGAACAAGATAGAATAGTAGCAGCATGGTGTGGCAGATTTGATGATATTAATAAAACTCACCAGAGATTAGAACTTATAATAGAGTGGTATAATGCCTGGGCATTAATAGAAAGTAATATTTCCTTATTCATTCAGTATATGATATCTAGAAAGAAACAGAGATATCTTGTACCAAAGGGACAGATTATGTTTCTTAAAGATCTTGGTGCAAATACTAACGTTTACCAGGAGTATGGTTGGAGAAACACTGGTAACTTATTTAAAGCCCATATGCTTAGTTATGCTATTGAGTATTGTAAAGAAGAACTAGATACAGAAACAAAAGCTGACGGAACTATAGTTAGAACTAAATATGGAATAGAAAGAATTCCAGATCCAATGTTAATCAAAGAAATGCAAGAATATGTGGAAGGACTCAACGTGGATAGACTTGTAGCATTCACAGCATTGGTTGCATTCATGAGGATACAACAATCTAACAGAGGATATGCAAGAAGAACAATCATGGATGATGCTGCTAAAAACTTGCAAAAGTCAGAAAATTTGTTTAAATTAAATAGTAGTCCATTTAGACATATGGGTGGACGTAGAAATGTAATTAATGGAAGTGTATTTAAAAAATCGCCATTTAAAAATATAAAGTAACTATGCAAGTATATAACGCATTACAGTTAAAAAACGGAGCCAAAGTAGAAAAAAATAGATTGGGTAGTATTACCCAACCTTTACAATTTATATCTAAAAAAGAAAAAACAGATGAATGGGCTGCTTGGAATTTAGACTGGTTAGAGTGGCAAGGTCTGAAACAAATCCGTAGAAATGCTAGAAGGTTTTTAAAAAACTATAAACTTGCAAAAGGTATTATTGATAGAACAGACTATATTGTAGAAGAGAACAATGAATATAAAGACATTATTGAATACTTAGTTGAGGAAAATAACTCAGCATTAGAATTAAAGTTCTACCCTATTATTCCAAATGTTATTAATGTCTTAGTAGCTGAATTTGCTAAAAGATCAACTAAACTTACTTACCGTGCGGTGGATGAGTTCTCATTTAATGAGATGCTTGAGCAAAAAAGAAAAATGGTAGAGGATACTCTATTAGCTGATGCACAAACAAAAATAACTGCAGCTCTTTTAGAACAAGGATTAAATCCTGACTCAGAAGAAGCACAACAACAGTTATCTCCAGAGAATTTAAAAACTCTTCCAGAAATAGAAGCTTTCTTTGCAAAGGATTATAGATCTATGGTTGAGCAATGGGCTTCTCATCAACATAAAGTGGATGTAGAAAGATTTAGAATGGATGAGCTAGAAGAAAGAGCTTTCCGTGATATGCTTATTACAGATAGAGAATTCTGGCATTTTAAAATGATGGAAGATGATTATGATGTAGAGTTATGGAATCCTCTTATAACATTCTATCATAAGTCTCCAGATATTAGATACATTTCTCAAGGTAACTGGGTTGGTAAAACAGATATGATGACACCATCAGATGTTATTGATAAGTTTGGTTACCTAATGACAGAAGAGCAATTAAAAGATCTAGAAGCTGTATATCCTATTAGATCTGCTGGATATACAATTGCTGGATACCAAAATGATGGTACTTTTTATGATGGTAATAAATCTCACCAGTGGAATACTGAAATGCCATCACTTTCTTATAGAAAGTATACATCATTTATGGCAGGAAATATACTTGATGGTGGAGATGTTATTACTCAAATTCTTGCAGAAGGAGAAGACTACTACGATCAAGGTACAGCATTCTTATTAAGAGTAACTCAAGTATATTGGAAGTCTCAGAAGAAAGTTGGTCATCTTACTAAGATAAATGAACTAGGAGGAGTAACTACAGAAATTATCAGTGAAGATTATTCTGTAACAGATAAACCAATATATGATACTAGATTATTTAAGAATAAGACAAAAGATAATTTAGTATATGGAGAACATATTGACTGGATATGGATTAATGAGGTATGGGGAGGAGTAAAGATTGGACCAAATATTCCATCATATTGGGGTATGAATAATCCAGGAGGATTTTCTCCAATCTACATTGGTGTAGATAAACACAAAATAGGACCTCTAAGATTTCAATTTAAAGGTGATGCTACTATATATGGATGCAAGCTTCCTGTAGAAGGATCTGTATTCTCAGATAGAAATACAAAGTCTACAGCTTTAATAGACTTGATGAAGCCATACCAGATTGGATACAACATTGTAAATAATCAGATTGCTGACATCTTAGTAGATGAACTTGGTACTATCATCATGTTAGATCAGAATACTTTACCTAAACATTCGCTTGGTGAAGACTGGGGTAAAGGAAACTATGCTAAAGCATTTGTTGCAATGAAGAACTTCCAGATGTTACCATTGGATACTTCTATTACAAATACAGAGAACTCATTAAACTTCCAACATTTCCAAAAACTAGATCTATCTCAGACAGAAAGATTAATGGGAAGAGTTCAGTTAGCAAATCACTTTAAGCAACAGGCATATGAAGTAATTGGTGTGAACCCACAAAGAATGGGACAACAACTATCTCAGATGACAGCTACAGGCGTAGAACAAGCCGCTGCAGCGTCTTATGCACAGACAGAGGTATTCTTTATCCAACACTGTGATTATCTAATGCCTAGAGTACACCAAATGCGTACTGACTTAGCACAGTATTATCATTCAACTAAACCATCAACAAGATTAACTTATA